GGCTCCGGCCCAGGCTCCGGCCCAGGCTCCGGCCCAGGCTCCGGCCCAGGCTCCGGCCCAGGCTCCGGCCCAGGCTCCGGCCCAGGCTCTGACGCTGAGCGCCGAGCAGCAAGACCTCCTCGCCCGACTCACCGGGCAGGCCCAGGGCTGACGCATGTCGCACCTGCTGCACTACGCCGAGGGGTCCATCATTGCCGTGGTGGACCCCTCGGTCCCTGGCTCTCCGGTACCGCTGACCGGGGCCCCCAAGAAGCTGACCGGAGCACCGCGCGGACAGCACGCCTTCGGCATGCCCGCGACGTGGGGGAACGCCGCCCAGCTGGCGGAGACCCTACGCGGCGCGATCGCCTCCCCGGAGTACACCTCATGGGTCACGGAGCAGCTGCTCGCGCGCACCGCGTACGAGCGTCCCACCCGCTTCGACTTCGCGGTCGAGCGCGACCCCTACCCCTGGCAGATGGACGCCGCCGGGCGCTTCGCCTCGATCGGCTCCACCTTGCTGTCCGATGACCCCGGCACCGGCAAGACGACCTCCGCGCTGCTTGGGCTGCAGCTGCGGGAAGCCCGGCACGGGGATGCCTTCCCCGCTCTCGTGATCGCGCCGGCGTCCGTGCTGTCGTCGTGGGCGTCGGAGGCCGAGACGCTCGGCTTGACCGTCGCCCGCTGGGACGGTAAGCGCGCACTCCCCGGTACGCACGTGACCGTCGTGAGCTACGATCGCGCGCGGATCTCAGAGGCCAAGCTCAAGGCTCGAGGCTTCCGCGCCGTCGTCGTCGATGAGCACCACTTGATCAAGAACATGACCGCGAAGCGCACCACGGCCGTGGTGTCGCTGTGCCAGGCGGCGGGTAAGGTGATCGCCCTCAGCGGCACCCCGATCACGCATGGCCCAGACGATCAGTTTCCTGTGCTCAAGGCGATGGACCGCGGCACCTGGCCATCCCGCCAGCGCTTCATCGACCGCTTCTGCGAGACCGTGGACGGGCCGTACTCGACCGAAGTGATCGGCATCCTCCCGCACCGTGAGGAGGAGCTAAAGACGTGCTTGCTCGGCGTGTGGCGGCGGGTGTCCAAGGCTGACGCGCTTTCGCATCTCCCGCCCAAGGTGTACTCCACCCGCACAGTCGAGCTACCGCCGGAGCACCGCAAGGCTTACGACCGCTTCGCTGAGACGATGAGCACCGACCTCCCGGACGGGGACGGCCAGCTCGACGTCATGGACACACTGAGCCGGCTCACGCGGCTGTCGCAGCTGGCGTCCGCTCCGTGCACCGTGACGGTCGAGGAGACCGGACAGTACGACGTGTCCGGGCAGCCGATCACCAAGGACGTCGTGACGATGCACGCGCCGTCGTGGAAGGTCGGCGCCCTGATGGAAGTGCTCGCGGAGCGGCCCGATCAGCAGGTGCTGGCGTTCAGCCCGAGCCGCCAGCTGATCGGCCTGGCGGCGGACGCGCTAGAGCAAGCCGGTATCTCGTACGGGCTGATCGTCGGCGGGCAGAGCACGCCCCGCCGGGACGCGTCAGTGCGGGACTTCCAAGAGGGACGCCTGCGGTGCATGCTCGCCACCACTCAAGCGGGTGGCGTCGGCCTCACGCTCACCGCTGCGAGCACGGTCGTCTTCCTGTCCCGGCCGTACTCCCTGGTCGATTCCCTGCAGGCGGAGGACCGGGCGCACCGTATCGGGTCCGAGCGCCATGAGTCGATCGAGATCATCGACGTCGAGGCTGCCGGCACGATCGAGCAGCGTGTGCGGGCCATCCTCGCGGAGCGCGGCGGTACGCTGCGGGACTTCCTCCGTAACGCCGACGACGCCCGGGCGTTGCTTTCCTGAGGCGTGCGAGTATTGAGATGCCAACCCAAGGAGGACCAACACGATGAAAAGCAAGAGTCACCCGAACTGCTGGAGCTCGACCGGGGAACGCGAGCACCACTGTCAGAAGCCATCAGGGCGCGCGTGTATCAGCTGCGGCAGTCCAGCGGGAACCGCTTGGGGCCCGTACTGGTGCCCAGAGTGCGATGCCATTCGACTCGATCGCATCTCGGAAAGCCTCGAATCCATCACCCAGGAGGCCCGCGCATGAACCGCGAGATCAACCACGGCACCTACGGCTACCGCAAGCACCACCGCCTCGGCGAGCAAGCCTGCCCAGCCTGCCGCGCCGCCATGCACGACCAGCAGAATCATATGATGCGCGCACTCACCGGAGAGGACGACTGATGACCTTCACTATTCTGGCCATCGACCCCGGGCCCGAGCCAGGCGTCGTGACTCTGTACCCGGCCTTGGTGCTCGGCCGGGTACAGACCTTCAACCTGTCACCGGAGGATTTGGTTGCGTGGCTTGCACGGTATAGGCACAACTTCAATGCGATCGTCTGTGAGCGCTTCGACGTCGGGCCGCGTACCGCCAAGAGCACCAAGGCTGGGGCCGCTGCGACGCTGTCCTTGATTGGGCAGCTGCAGCAGGTCGCGCCCGATCTCGTGATGCAGTCGGCCGGCACAGTCAAGCCGTGGGCGACGGACCGTAGGCTGCGCACGTACGGCGTGTACGTGACCGGGGACCATCACCGCGACGCCGTCCGGCACGCCCTGTATTACACCGTCAAGCATGGCTATCTTCCGAAGCGTGGGACCCACACACCCGAGGAGGCGAAAGCTCAATCCGAGCTCGGTGCGGCGGCTCCACTCCGAGGGCCGCATGCCGGCGCCTGACGCGATGGTCGGGACGCGGCCCGGGTGGCTGCCGGAGACGATCGAGCGGTGGCCGGACAAGCCCCGGCCGAGGACCAAGAGGAAGGCGCGCGAATGACCGCTTCAAAACGAGAAGTCGACACAGTGTTCACAATTTCTAGCAAAAGGAGAAAGCATGTCCCAGCAGCCAAGCGACCAGATGCTCATGCAGTTCGACTCGCACATTGATGGCCGCAACGCGATCGTGTCGGTCTACCGGAACCGGATCGAGTGGTCCCGGAAGGGGATCATGGGCACCGGGGCGAAAGCTGCCCTCGGTGTGGCGACTGGTGGGGTGTCGCTGATCGCCACCGGGGTGCGAGGGAAGCACGACACGGAGATGATCCCGGTGCGGTCGATCACGGGGGTGTCGACGCGCAAGTCGGGGCTGACGCGCACTGAGGTGGTGGTGACGAGTCCGTCTGGGGCGATCGGGTTCCGCTGCTCTGGCGACGAGGCCAAGCGGTTCCAGGGCCTGCTGTTGCAGTTGATGGGTTAGGCGAGGCTAACTCGAACCTGAAGATATGCGCGGTCCTGCCCAAGCCGAGAGCCAAACGCACCTAGGAACGCAAAAAGGACCCCCGCCCGGATCACTCCGTGGCGGGGGTCAAGCCTGTATGGGGGGGGTTACTGCACCCACGAGGGGCGCTCGGGGATCGGCCCACGATCAGGGCCAGGGTTGTCAATGTACCGGTACAAGGCACGGATCAGACGCCGCAGTTCGGCGATCTGCTGATCAGCCTCCTGCCGCTGCTTGACCATCTCGCGCCGCACGTCCTCCATCTCGTCTCGCGCCCGCTTGTACTCGGCACGAGCATCAGCCACCATCTCCAACGCCAACTCCTTGGACGCCTTGTCGATGGCGGAGTCGATGGATTTCGATGCATCCTCAGCTTTGGTGGCCTCGATCGCCAGGCGCTTGGGGGCGTGACTGATGTCGGAGAGGGCCTTGACGAGCAGGGCGAGGCCGGACAGGCCACCGAAGCCGACGATGAGCGACACCCATTGGTCAATCATCACGGGGGGGACCTCACATCCTGCCGGTGCTCTATCTCGGCGACGCGCCCCCACGCGTAATCTGCGCCACGCTGTGCCTCACGCCCGACCAGCTCGACACGCTGCCGGGTGTAGGCAATCTCGGTCATGCCGGCCACGAGCCCGAGCGCCGCAGTCGCCCCGAACCTGAACCCGAGCGTGAGCACAGGGTGTGGCACGGCGAACAGTTCGCCGAGGGCGACACCTGCCATGACGAGTCCTCCGGTGGCCATAATGTAGCCCTCGACCATCGTCCAATGCCAAGCGTCCTTGTCGATCCATGAGGCGGTGCGGACGGCAACACCGGCGAGGCCGAGGATGGCGAACACCAACAGCCACACCCAGTCGGCCCAGTCGTCGAGCTTGTCGGGGTGCCCCCAGCCGATGGGCTGTGGGCTGACGAACGACGACAGGCCGGACGCGGCAACCAGGGCATGGTAGGCGTACAGCCCAACGTTGACTGCCGCGGGCTCCTTGTACAGCCTCAACATCACGCCCCCTCAGGTGGCGCCTCGGGCTCAGGTTCGGTGTGGCCAGTGTCGAGACCGACCTTCTTGAGCCAGGCGTTGACCTGGGCGATGGCCATGATCCGAGCTAGAGCTGCCGACACGGCCACCGCGACGGCAGCGATAGTGCCCATCACGGTGATGGCCTGATCGGGAAGCCACTGGCGGAAGGTCTCACCCAAGATCTGGGTAGCGGCCGGTACAACCGCGCCGAGCGCCAGCAGCACGCCGATGGCGGACTGTAGGGCTGTGCGGAGCGTGGCGCGCTTCGGGTGCTGCACCTGGGTCGGCTGCACCGGGTCGGGCGCGGCCTGTACCGGGTCGGGCGTGACCTCGATGGTCTCGGCGTGCTCCGGGATGTACTCGGTCTCGGACATCAGAAGCCGCCGTTGTCGATGGCACGCTGGAAAGCGCCGCAGATCGTCTGCTCATTGCCCTCCGGGTAGCCGAGCTCAGCACCGAACAGCGCTAAAGACTTCGGCCCGAAGTCCCCGTCCACAGCCACGCGGGACTTCCACCCCAGTCGTCCCGCCTTCAGGTTGAGGACCCGCTGGAAAGCGGCGTTCGTCTTCGCGCCGCGCGAGCCATCGACCGTGATCTGCTTGCCGTCCAGGTCGGATGCCCGGTAGTGGATGCAGGTCTGCTGGATCTCGCGGACCACCTTGTCGGTGTCCAGGGTGAGGCCCTTGGGCAGGCCGTCCGGGACTGCGGTCACGGACGCCGGTGCCTTACCGACGCTAGCCGGTGCAGGCATGCCGGAGTGCACCCACTTATATAGGTTGTCGCCGGGGCACGAGGTGGAGTATCCGTCCCGGTGTCCCTTGGCGGTGAGCTTGTGCCCAAGCTGCGTCTCGACCCAGGCACGCAAGGCGATGCACGAAATGATCATCGCGTCTGTCGGCTTGTCACTACCACCGAGGTGCAGCTGGACGCTGACGCCCGTGCGGTTGTGGCCCGGGCAGTGTGCGCCCACAGTGTTGAGCCCGCGACCCTCGTAGATGACGCCGTTGGCGTCGATCATGAAGTTGTAGCCGATGCCCGCCCATCCGTTGCCGTTTTTGTGGAAGTTGTGGATGGCGAGGGGAACGCTGGTGCCGACCTGCTTGATGCACGAGGTGCCGCCCTCATAGTGCACGAAGAACTCGGTGCGCACGCTGGCGGGCACCGTGTAGACCGTGCCGTTCCAGCCGTTGAATCCCCACTTCGAGCGGGGGACGATACTGATTCCATTGGACATGGGGGTTTCTCCTATCGGCCGACCAGCCAGAGGCCGGCCATGGTGAGGATCGAGCCCGCCCACAGGACGAGCAGCTGGGGCCAGGACCATCCGGTCTCGACCAGGAAGTGGAGCAGCAGCCAGACGGCGAGGCCGAGCCAGAAGCCGCCGATGCACGCCCAGCGGAGCGAACCCCGGTCGCCCATGAGCGCCCACATCCACTCGCTGAAGGTGTCGCCCTCGCGGTGCGAGAAGACGGCCACGAGTTCGGCGATGACGAAGGCCACCACTGTGATCAGCACTCCTGCTGCTGATGCGGTGGCCTTGGGTGTGAGCTTGCGTGGCTGGGGCACCTGCGCGAACTGCTCCGGCTCGTTGGGCTTGTCGCCGGTCACCAGTAGCCTTCGATCACGGCGAGCGCATAGGTCGGCAGATTCACCGTCGACTTCACGGTGACCTTGGCCCGCGCTGCGGTGTCGCACAGGTACGGCTTCTGCGTCGAGACACCCGCGAAACCATCCCAGGCGGTTGAGCTCACGGCGACCGTGGCGATCGTTCCCGGCGTCTCTTCGGTGGTGGCCAGGGTGACCGTCCCCGACAAGGCGCTGCCGGTCGAGTTGATCGGGTAGACGACCCGCAGGCCGGTGATCTCGGCCCCGACCGGCAGGAGGACGGTGGCAGTGTCACTGGACAGCAGGCCGCCCCACGCGCCCGCAACGTTCACGCGCCGCTGCTGCACGGTTCCGGACGCCCGGCTGTATCCGACCGTGGCGTCCCACACGGCCATCCCGGCTGTGTCGAGCGCGGAGTTGTTGCTGTTGCTGCGGCAGGCGACGAATTCGACCTGCGGCCGGAGGGAATCATTGGCGGATTGCGCGGTGTAGGTCACCACATCGGTCGGACGCACCGCACCGTCGAGCCAGTCGCATCGCTCCACCCGGACGCGGGGCTGCGTGCCCCACGCGTTGATGCCGTACCGGACCTCGATCTTCCCGGCCATCTGCGAGTCGTGCAGATACAGCTGCGGGCCTTGGGTGCTGCCCTTGACGAGGGTGATGATGTTGCCGTAGGTGTAGGCGAACGTTTGGCTGCCATAGTCCACGGACAGGTCGATATTCCCGCCCGGCCATTCGCTGTAGAGGAGGGCGGCGTTCGTGCTTTTTCCTTCGACGCGGACCTTCGCCTTGAGGTCCATCACGCCCAGGTTGTGGGATTCGCCGCGCAACTCGAACAGGTAAGTCTGGCTCGTGACCCCGTTCGCCCAGTCTGATGCGTCGAGGTGTTCGAACTGGAAGTGTCCGCCCTTGTAGGCGCACACTATCGGGTCGTTGCATGTCCAGTAACGGAAGATGCCCGAGAAATGATAATTCAGGAATTGGTCGGTGGCGACGTCCGGGATATACAGGAACGCCCCACCCTGCTTCATCTGGAAAGCAGCGCAATTGTGGAACGTGAATTCAGACCCGTTGTTGTCGCCTTCGAGATAGCACACGTACTTGAAATTCGACCATTCCACACGGTCGAAAGTCCAGTGCTGTCCGGCGGACGCGTTCGCGTTGTTGATGTGGAGGAACGTGCACCCCGAGGTGCGTGCCGTGATGGACAGGCCTTCCATGTGCACGGTCTGCCAGTAGCGTGACCACATCATGTCCCCGGCTGCGGAGGGCTGGAATCGGAGCGTGGATACGCCCGCCCCCTGGCCCCGGATCACCAGCCCGCACGCCTGCGACGAGAGGCCTTCGGCGCCCATGAGCGCCTGCACTTCGGTGATGTCCCACGTGCCCTCGGGGATCTCGATCGTGACCGTTCCCGGGTTGACTTGCTGGGTGATGACATCGCCGCCGCGCACATTGTTTTTCGCGGCCAGCATGTGTGACTTCATCACGGACGTTACGTCGGCGACGGGCAGATTCGTGGACGGCGCCCACGAGGTCTTCCCCCGGCTCAGCGACTTCCGCATGTCGCCGCTGAGGGCCTTCTTCGTGATGGCTTGTGCGGCCTTCAGTGCGAGGCCAGGGTCGTTGTAGGTAGCCATGCTCGTCCTCTCAGAGGGCCAGGTCGTCGTCGGTCACAGCGGTCATCGAGCCGGCGCCGCCTCCGACGCTGGCTATGACCGGGTTGCCGTCGGCGTTGGTGGTGATGGTGATGTTGGTGCCGGCGACGATGCGTGCGGCAAGGTTGGTGACCTGCGACGCCGGCACTGTGACCCCGGCCGCGATGACGCCGGTAGAAGCGTCTGCGGTGACGAGTCCTCTAGTTGATGGGATCGATGCCATGGGATCTCCTCAGGCCATCACGTACAGGCCGGAGCCTGACGAGGTTTCGGTGTACGAGGCGGCAGCGCTCGTGGTAATCACGTACAGGCCGGAGCCTGACGAGGTTTCGGTGTACGAGGCTGCCGCCTCGGGCAGTTTGACGTCCGCCGTCGTGCCATCGCCAGCCGTGATGGTGAGGCCATCGCCCGCCACATTGACAGTGACCGCCCGCACCTTGCCGCCGAGTGACGCGTTCAGCTTGGCGATCGCGTCGGTCACGAGGCCGTCGTCTGCTGCCTTCCCGGTCGCCGGCATCAGTTGGTCACCAGGTCCGAGTAGTCAGTAGAAGCCACGGTCACGTTACTGGCCGTGCTGAGTGTGGTGGGCACCCACTTGGTTCCGTTCCACGTCAACGTCTGCCCCGACTGCGCGTTGTCCTGCCCGAGATCTCCGGGCGCCAGGGTCACGTCACCCGAGAGAGCCTTGCCGTTGATCTTGCGCGTGGTCGGGACCTTGCTGCCGAGGCTGGTGTTGACCTTGGTGAATCCGTCGGTCACGAGGCCGTCGTCTGCGGCCTTGGCATTCGAGGGCATGGAGGCTCCTAGTTGGTGATGAGGGCGGCGTAGTTGGTGGTGGCGGGAATCACGGTCCCCCCGCCCGACAGGGCGTTACCGTCCGCGTCGGTGACGTACGTGCCGTCACGGGAGACCAGGGCGATACCGCCTGGCACGCCCAGCCCGAGCGAGGCCGTCTTGGCTGCGGTCGTGGTGTTCTGGATCACGGTCCGCAGGTCCAGCCCGTTCTTCGTGGACGCCATGACGAGGCCGCTGGTGGCGTCCAGCACGAACGTCTCCGTCGCATGCCCAGCCAGGCGCACCCTGAGCGTGATCCACCAGCCAGTCACGTACTGGTCGATGTCCGGGTCATCGACCGCAGGCAGCATCACTCGAAATGACGGCTGGGTCGGGTCGGTGGTCTGCAGCTCTACCGACGCCGACGGAATCGGGCCAGCGGGGATGATCACGTCACCCTTGGCTGAGGTGAGCCTGGTCGACAGCTCAGCGGAAGTCTCGCCGGCGATCAGGTCACCATCGGGGGTGATGTACGTGGCGTAGACCGGCACGCGATCCCACCAGGAGGGTGTGGCCATAGATGCTCCTTAGAGAGTGTTGACACCGAGCGATCGGGCACGGAAACTGAAAAAGTTGTGCCGGTTTGCCGACGCGCCCTTCGACCGGATCCCACACATCCGCCACTGGGCCGACTGCATGGCCGCCCACGTCGCCGACGCGATATCCGAGATGTGTGTGCACACGTCGTTGTGGTAGGCCATGATTTGGCCGCTACGAACCGCCAGAGTGACCGTCTGCCGGGACACCGCACCAGCGGTCGGAGTGGCGGACATGGTCTGCGCAATATCGGTCGCAGTACCGGCCACCACGTGGGTCACGATCAGCTTGCCGGACACGAATTTCGTGCAGATGTAGTTCGACGTATCCAAGTAGCAGGCGATCACACCCACGTCCTGCTCAGCGCTCGCCGTGAACCGCAATTCGGCCGACACTTCCATGTTCTCCGACGTGAGAGCCGGCAGCCATGCGTAGTAGGTGTTGCCGTCCGTGTACGTGTTCTGCACATACCCGCTGACCACACACAGCTCGTTGGAGCCATCCCAGCGGACCACAGACTCAGACTCACCCAACCCCGCTGTCGTGTCGGGCCGCTGAAACGTATCCCAGTAGGTGGGCAAGGGCCGGATGGACCGCAACCGTGAGGGTCGGACGGTGGTCACCATCCCAGACGGAGTGAGTCCGTTACCGCGCGTCACATACCGGGCGAACAGGCTTCCGTAGGCCCCAGTCGACTCCTCCTCGCCCCACACCACCAGGGCATGACCTGGTGAAGCTTCGACGATCGCCGCATAGGTGGTGCGCTGGTCTGGTGCCGCCACCACGATCGGGGAGGTGATGTTGGTGAACGCCGCGTCAGCCTCCCGGTACACCTCGCGGGCGCGCGGGTTCGCGGCTGTCCGGTTGAGCATCAGCCAGCCGCCGCCGGTGCGCGGCGTGACATGCACCGGAGAATCACTATCAGAGAGGGTGACGCCAGAGTCGATCCACGTGTAGCCCCAGTCGTCGGAGCGCCACAGCACAGCGGTCGTATTGTCTGACCGCATCCAGCACCACAGGATGTTGCCTTCGACCGCGAATACCGGTTCGGCGTAGGCGACGGTCGCTGACTGGATCACGGCCCGCTGCGACCAGGTGTCACCACTGTCAGTGGAGACAGTCACGGCCACCGCGAACTTGCCACTACCGGTGGTGTTGTAGTTGCCGCTGTAGGTGGGCAGGATCAGGGTGCCGTCCGGCAGTTCAGTGATAGGGGCCGAAATGGCGCCCGTCGCAGCCGAAGCGTTGATCAGCGTCCACGTCTTGCCGTTGTCGTCTGACGCGTAAACCGGGTTCGTCCGGTTCGTCTTCTGCCCGGTCGAGATGTCGTACTGCTGGCCGGAGCCGATGAGTCGCCCCGACGCCAATTTGGTGACCGAGAAGTTCAGTGACTTGGTGGCATCGTCGAACGCTGCGCCCTCGTGGGTCCATGAGCCGCCGGCGTCGGTAGTGCGGAAGATGCGAGTCTTTGTAGCTGATGGGGTCGTTGCGATGTCGTGGCCATCACCTGCGGCCACCACATATTCGCGGGTGCCGATCTTCACGATCGACGGGTACCCGATCGCGTTGTAGGTGGCGTTCTTGGCGTCCATAACCGTCACCCGGTCGGACACGCTCCAGCCGGCGCCCGAGGGTGACACGGTGGCAGCGTCCGTCACGCTCGGAGTCAACGCTTCGGGGATCGTTCCAGTCAGTTTGCTGGCATCCAGGGCGCGGGCGTCCAGGTAGGCGTCCAGCGATTCGGCGCCGTCGATGGGTAGGTTCTTGGCCGCCACATGACCGTCGCCGTCCAGGGTGGGGATCGAGCCGGACAGACGCTCAAGCACCGCCATCGTCGAGTGATAGCGGAACGGCACCCGCTGCGAGGCAGGTGCCCCAGCCTGCGCAATCCACAGGTCTCGCACGTCCTCGCGCCAGGCGCGGACGTTGCCACCAGTTGAGGTGAGCGTATCCAGCGGCGAGCCGGACGCATCGAGCCATCCACCGGCGACCTGCGATGCGCCGGCGATCGGGGACTCGAACACCTCGAACGTGACGCGGGAGCCATTGGGGAACACCTGCGCGATCGGCCCGGCCGCGGTACGGGTTTCCTCGGACACGTACGGGTACAGGGTCACGGGAGCCCCCTCAGCCGATCGAATACGAGATCGCGTCAAGCCACACCGTGATCGGTGTCTTCGGCGCGCCCGGATAGGGGATGATGTTCAGTTGGTTGGCGTCGTCGCCGTAGTTGCCGTTGACCACGGCCATCGCCTGTGTCTTCGAGCCGTCCGCTGCCTGGCCGGCCACGATCCACCGGAACGACGCGGCCGACCTGTGCGCGTACGGGAGGGTGGCGACCAGGGTCGAAGCGGCGGTGAAGCCGCCGTTAGTGGTTTTTTGCACCCAGCCGTCCAGGTGCACGATCTGGTCGGCTTCGTTGTAGATGATCCGGCACGACTGGCCAGTGATGTTCGATGATGCCGACAAGGTTGTCTTGACTACGTCAGCCCAGATAGTGCGCCACTGGCCAGCCTCCCGGATGGTCACCTTCCGGGTAGGCGTCGAGATCACCGCGCAGTAGGGACCTTCGACGCTGTTCGCGCCGTCGGCCGCAGCGAACCACGAGTTACGGGCAGCTACAGTGTCGAACCGCAGCATCGTGAACCGCTCCAGGCCGATCACGGCCCGAGCAAGATCCTGCGGCACGACATCGGATGCGGTTCCGCTGGGAATGATGATGTCGTGCATCGGAGTGGACGGCATGCAGGCTCCTAGGTGATCGTGAGTCCGCCCGAAGCGGCGGTGAGAGTCATGTATTCGGACTTATCAGTGCCGTACAGGCCGACACCGAGCGCCGCGCCGGACCTCAACTGCGCGACGAGACCGGAGGGCAACTCGAAGTCGCCGGTTTGGCCGGTGTTTCCCGAGGCGGTGAGTGTGCCGACCTGCACTGCGCTGCCCACCCACGACGGAGAGCTGGGCAGCGCCGAGTTGGCGTGCAACCGGACCATCACCGGGGTCGGCGCATAAGTGCCGGCGCCCGGCTTACGAGTGAGGTGAAGGGTCACCGTGGACGCGCCCACCAGGGCCGCCGCGAGCGTTTCCGGGTAGATCCAGATGGTCGAGTGGGCGCCGTAGCCCCAGTCGCCCTGCATCGGGCCATCGGCATCCATGCGAGCCACACCACCACGGAAGACTCGCCACCCAGTCGGGGTGGTCGCTGCTGCTCGGGTGGTGCTCGTCGCCGGCGTCACCGATGTGGCTGTCTGGAAGTACAGGCCACCGTCCCGGACATACACCGCCGATACCTGCGACCAGCCAGACCCCGATGGGGCGCCGGTGCCGTTCGTGATCGCCGGGACGTCCACCTCGGCCTGCTGCCATTCGGCGCCGATCCGGTCGAGCACAACCCGCCGGGTCGAGTTGCCGGCGCCCACCACCTTGACGAGGACCTCGTCGCCGACCTTGCGGGCCAGGTAGCCGGATGCGCAGTCGGCATCCAGATCGTCATCCAGGATCACCCGGCCGGTGCCCTCATCGATCGACGCGACGAAAGCCACATACTCAGTGACCTTGGCACGGCGTCCCGCTGCTACGGCGTCCTGATACTGCCTCACAGTTCCTCCCGGACGATCCGCGTCTCGCAGGACATGGCGCCCACCCCGTCGGCGTTGCCGCTGACCTGATAGGAGTCGATGACGTGCAGCTGGCGTCCCTTATCGGTGGTGACGGCGATCGCGTCCCCCGGGTCGAGCGCCAAGTTGGGGAGCATCGACAGGGACACCGACGCCCGCTTGCCGCGGGCTGCCGCGATGGCTTGGTCAGCCATCCGTTGCGCGATCACGGTGGTGGTGGCCAGCGGCGAATAAATCGGATCACCGGTCACGCGCCCGAAGGGTCCGCCGATCCTGGTCGGGCTCGTGGGGAGCAAGTCTTGCCCGTACACGCGCACGCGCGCGGTGGTCTGGGTGCCATCCTCTTTGGTGGTCGCTTCCTGCTGGACGATGACATGGTTGAACACGCCCGACCGGCTTGTCGTCTCGCGGCGCGATACCTGCACCCCATCCGCGCCAGTGGACACATCCCACACAGGATCGGGCTCGTCGGGTGCCTTGTCGGCGATGATGAACGCCAGGTCACGAGCCGAGTACACGTCCACGCCGAGGGCGGTGCCGAGGCTGTCGTCCTCGCCGTCCACGGCGGCCCACCGGTCCTGATCCCACGTCACGACAGGCACTCGGGCATCGGGGACGGTGGACAGGTCGCGCACCGGCACCAGTTGCTCGCCGGCACCCTGCACCAGCAGGTAGGTCATCAGGTTCTTCGCCGACAGCCGGTCGCGGGCGTTCGGGGTGAACGGCAGCAAGAATTTGTTGTCGTCCTGCAGCGCCTCGCACGACAGGGCGGTCACCGACCATGCCGGTGAGGTCACATCGCGCTCAGAGTCCTGGATGCGGCACACGCACAGCGGAATCCGCTCCGTCGTGGACCGGTCATGCCAGACGGTGGCGTGCAGGTCCAGCCAGTAGCCCATCTGCGCGTCGATGACATCTTCGAGCGACGGAATGATGGTGGCGGTCAGTTCGTAGCGCGAGCGGGCCGTCGTGGACGCCGTCAGGGACCATTCCGATACCGCCACCGGGGTCGGGGTCGATGGGGCGCCGTTGCGTGGCGCCTGGTAGGCGACAGCGTCGATCGACACCCGATGCGATTGGCGCACCGTCCGCGCCCACCTGGGGGACACGGCGAACATCAGCCGAGCACCCGGTCGAGGTATGTGCCGGCGCGATCGTCATAGGTGGGCATCGCGCGAGTCGAGTCGTCGTAGGTATGACCAGGGATGCCGACAGTGGTATCTGCGGTCGCCGGACGGTCCTGCTCCACCCACTCGAAAGGCCACGTGTGCAAGTCGCCGATGACGTCCTCACCGGTGATCGAATGCGACCAGTCAGGGATAGCGGCCTCGGACGCCAGCTGCCACGTCAGGTCGCCGGTGGGCGCCAAATAGATGTCTCGCCGGTCGAAGATGGGCGGGAACTGCAACAGCAGCGTGCCTGACGTGAGCAAGTCACGCAGCGCCGTCACTTCGGCCATCGTCTCGGTGATGATCGACCACGACGATCCCTGCTCGCCACCCACGCCACCGTCGATAAGGACGGTGTTCTGGCGGCCGATGACCTGCAGGGAGCCCTGATGACGGGGGGCAGAGCGGTCAGCCGCTACCTCCAGCCACACCAGCCGCGACAGCGAAGAGTCCTCGCACGACTTGAGCCACACCGCATGCCAGTTCCCGACCTTCGTGCGGGAATCAGGGAAAGCCTGGGTAAGCGTTACCGGACCAACCCGCTCGCCAGCCCGATCGCCCGACAGAATCACCGCATACCACGACACGGCTACACCCAGCGGAGCCTCGTGGTCGAACCCAACCGCGATCCCGCCCGGAGCATAGGCCGGATCGGACCCGCGCACCACGGTCCCGTCAGCGCGCTCAAGGCGTAGCAGCCACGAGTCCTCATCCAGGGTGGTCCACAAGATCACCCCGGACTCGTGAAGGCGGGCATGCAGGGCCCCGTCCACCGACGCCGCCTCAGTGGGCGGCGCCGGAGTGGACAGGGTCAGGTCGACCAAAGGGCTCATCGGACCATGACCCCCTTGCTCGGGTTGTAGTTGACGCGGGCCGCCTCCCGCCCCACCACCCGAGCGGCACGAGAATCAATCGGGCCAGCCACACCAGCCGAGATCAGAGCGGCCAGCTCGACCATGTCGTCCGGGTGCAGTCGAGACTGGCCGGACAGCATCTGCTGAGTCTGCTGCGCCGGATACACGTACTGGTTGCCGGAGAACCGCACCAACTCGGGGCCGTTCTCTCCGACGAGGGCCATGCCTGCAGTGGTGAAACCGCCGTGCGCGTAGCCCTTTGTGCCACCCCACGCGGTATTGATTCCCGACAGGCCATAGCGGCTCAAGGTGTACTTGATCGCCGCGTAGATATTGGCCTCAGGGTCCCAAATACCCTTGGAACGGAGTTCGCCCGCATAGGCATCGAACGTCGGCTGAATGACCTGCATGAGACCCTTGGACGGCGTCCCATTCTTAGCGTTGATATCCCAATTATTCTGTGCCCTCGGGTTACCGCCAGACTCGACCTGCATGCGGTGCAGCAGCAGCGACAGGTACGAGGACGGGAGCCCGGCCCTGGCCATCGCGGACTGCGCCACCGACGTCCAGCGGGTCACCCCGCCGGAGTTCGTGTATGAGCCCTCATAGCCGCCGCTGCCGGTGTCCGAGATCAGATAGCTGGATGCCTTGTCGATGATCGAGCTACCGATCTTCGCGGCGCGGTTCGCCAGGATGCTCGGGAAGAATCCGGTCACACCCTTGACGGAATTGTTGATCAGGCTCTTGAGCTTCGACAGGACCGCCGACGTGATACCGCCCGTACCCGCGTCGCCGGTCGCAGTAGTAGCTGCCAGGTTCGACAGGTTGATCGGCTCGATGTGCCAGGCCTCCCCGCGCACCGGGAAGTGCAGGCCGAAGCGGGCAGCGATGGACGCCGAGACGTCCCTCGCGTTGCTCGGGGACAGGTCCGCTGCGAGACCCTTCTCATGGTTCGAGGTGCCCGGCTTCGCCGCAAGGTTGCCGGTGCCGTTCAGGTACGCCGCATACAAGCGCTCCTGCTGCGCGCGGGATCGGAAGCCCGACGTGACCGTGTACCGGTCACCGGTGGCATCGTTGAACTTGCTGAGCATCTGCACAAACGTGCTGTTGAGCCCGCTGATCTTGCCGCCGATGTAGTACCCGGGCATGGGCGGGAGCTGGCCCCACTGGTTGATGTAGTCCAGCGCGCCGGGATTCTCCCGGTCCATACGCCGCGTGGACGCCACCCGGATGATCTGCTCCCCAGGGTTGATCCGCGCGAGCGGCATGCCGCGCCGGTCCACGCCCAGGACGTTGTCTGCAGTCGCGCCCCGCCAGGGGCCGCGCACCTTGCCGCCACCAGCCAGCCCAGGGACAGCAGTCTTCCCGCGGCCACCGGCCGCGCCGCCGCCACCGGCAGGTCCCAGATCGGCAGACCAGATCGTCGGAAGCTTCAGCGACGACAGTCCGATCTTGGACAGCATCGAGTTGAGTTTGTCGATGAAGTTGTTTTGCAGCCACTTGAGGGCCGAGTTCACGGGGCTCGAAATGGTCGATGCCAGGCTGGACCAGACCTTGCCGATACCGGCCTTAGCCGTGTCGAATGCCTTCTTGACTGCGTCCACGCCGGACTTGATCTTGGTGAAGGCTGAGCCGACCGTCTTCCACAGCCAGGTAGCCCCGGAACCAATACTGCGGAAGGCGGTGCCGAGCGAGGAGGCCAGGCTGACGCCCTTCGAGATGAGGGAGCCTGCAGCGCGGATCACCGCACCCAGGATCGGCCCGGCCACCCGGATCAGGACCGGAATCACGGTGCCCAAGATCGACGCCACGACCCGGCCGAAAGAGGCCGCTATCGGCAAGATGACTTGCGCGGTACGGATCAGGAACGGAATCAGCTTGGCCGAAATGACCGACCACAGCGACGACAGGGCGGGAAGCACGTTCGCCCGCAGCTGTTCGACCAATGCGGTAGCGATCGGCACCACATGAGACGCGATCGCCCCACCCACTGAAAGCACAGCGGGAACGATTGTGCCACGCACGAGAACGCCAAGTCGCTGCAAAGTAGGCCATACCTGCGCTGCAACGACGCCAGCGAAGTCGCGCATCATCGGGACGACCTGTGACGTGATCCCCGCACCGAACATACGCACGGCCGGGACTACGGTCCCGGTGATAACCGCCCCGAAACGCTGCAGGACCGGGCCTGCCAGCTTGATCGCCTTATCGACCCCGGATGCGATCCCGCTGAAAACAGGACCTATCCCATTGGAGATCAGCCCAAGGAGTTCCGTCAGCGTCGGACGGACGACGGTCATGATCTTCGCCAGGCCACCTGTGACGGTCGCCTCGAAGTTACCCCACGCGCCCTCGAAGGTCTGCGTGCTGGTCGCAGCATGCTTCGCCACATCGGAGGTGCCGAGCTGCAGGATGGCCTTGTTGAACTCCTGGGCGGTGATCTGGCCCTTAGCCATCGCGTCCCGGAAGTTGCCTGTGTAGGCACCGTTCGCCTTGAGCGCGGCCTGCAGCTTGCCAGACGCGCCAGGGATGGCGTCGGCGAGCTGGTTCCAGTTCTCCGTCGTCAGCTTCCCTGCGCCGGCGGTCTGGGTCATCACCATGCCGACCGACTGGAACGTTTCAGCGTTGCCGCCGGCGATGGCGTTCAGGTTGCCTGCCGCTTCGGCGAGCCCCTCGTAGTTCTTGATGCCGTTCGACGCCAGCTGCGCCGTCATGTTCTGGATATCGGCCAGGTCATAGACGGTCTTGTCGGCGTACGCCTGCGTCTGCTGGGTGACCTTGGCGATCTGATCCGTGCCGATGTTGGCGAACTTGAGAGTGTTCTGGAACTTCAGCGTAGCGTCGGCTGCCTCCGTGGCGCCGGACACATAACTGCCCAGTCGGGTGATGAGGCCGCTCACAACGGTCGTGGCCACACCGAACCCGGCGCCGGAGCCGATCGCGGACATCAGCTTGCTTGACCGCTTTGACGTCTTCTCGACGTCGGCGGTGATCTGCTGGGAGGCTTTCGCGGTCTCCTTGACCATGCCCCCGGTGATGCGCTGGCCGAGGCGCTCTCCAGCGTTACCGGCGGCCTTCGTCAGCTGAGCATCGTTGAGCGTGCCGATCAGGCGGGTGCGGAAAGATGCACCCTCAGCCTTCGACTGGCGAGCCCACGCCTCGCGGAACGACTTGCCCAGTTTGTCACCGGCGAGCTTCCCTTGCGCGGCGGCGGACTTGCTGATCTCCTTGCCGAGCGTTTCGCCGCCCGACTTGCCAGCCTTCACCAGGTCACCGGCGATCTCCTTCTGGATCGCCGCACCAATGCCTTGGGCGGAGGGGATGAGCGCTACGACTGCCTGTGCGACTTCGGTAGCCATAGCGCCTCCCTCGTCATGTAGTTGTCAGTTCGGGGTGTCGCGCCAGGAATCGGCGGCCCCGCATGCGTTGCTTCTCGATCCGCTCACGTTCACGGCGGGCGTCACCGGGGCGCGGGATCGACTTCGGCTTGCGGGCATGCTCATCGCCACCGCGCTGCCAGTTCGCCCACGCCAGCGTGTCGATCGCTACCGCCAGCAGATGCTCGGTGCTGGTCCATCCGCCATCCACGCCCATCTCGCGCCAGACTCGCGCCCCGGGGGGGAGTTGGGATGCGAGCACAGCGGCCCGTCGCACCGTCAGGCGACCCGTGAACCGCTCGGGTAGCTGATCTGCATCGCGCGGGTAGTACTGCGCGAAATCTGCTTCGAGGGCGACCGGATGATCCCGGAGAAGCATCGTGAGGACGGTTAAAAGTCCAAAGGGTCCATAACCGCCATGATCTTCTGGAAGGCGGCCCGCAGCTCCTTGGGGCGCAGCCTGCCGTTCTCCTCAGTCAACTCTTCAATGAGCCGCTCGTACTGCTTTTCGCCGACCAGGAGGATCAGCAGGTCATCGACGGCGTCCAGGTCCTTGTCGATCGCGTTGAAGAGTTTCAGGGCGCGCCAGTCATCGGTGGCGGTCGGGTCCACGATCAGAGTCAGGTCGCCGATGGTGACGGCCTTCGTGCGAATCTTCTCGGGCGCGACAGCGCCCTCGACGGCTGCTTCGGCGATGCTCTGATCGGACAGTTGTTCAAACATTGCAGGTCTCCTTGGTCGCAGGCGTGCAGGCAGGCAGCAGCCCCCGAATGCCTGCCGGTTCGGGGGCTGCTGGTCTAGAAGGGATCAGGTCAGGCGGCGGTCGCCTCAGCGATCCGCGAGGCCGCATTGCTGTACTCATTCACGTCGCCGATCGGCTTCACAGTGAACTCAAAGATGCTCGGCTCGGTAGCGGTACGGGAAATCGTGCCCGACAGGGTGTGAGTGCCCAGGAACTCGTGCACCTCGATCGAACCGTCGTCGCCGATGAAGCGGAAGCGCCACATGCGCTCATCGGTGGCCGTATCGCGATTGCGGACCACCTTCGCGTACTGCTCGGCGCCGGTACCGACCACGGTCACGGTCGCGCCACGCGTCTTCAACCCGTGGGTGACCGCGTTGTCTTCGAAGCACGAGAACTTGTACGTGGTGTCAGCCTTGGTGATCTTGCGCTTGACGACCTTGTTGCCCTGCCAGGCACGCCACTCGTCGTCGGACGGGCTGATGCTCTCCTCGATACCGCCGTCGTTCACCCAGCCCACCGTCTTGTATGGGGCGGCGGCGACTCCGATGCCCTCCTGGGGCGTGGTGCCCTTCGGCGCGACAGCTACCTCATTGTCTTCGCCGTCGTAGATCTTGACGTTCGCATACACATTATCTTCGAGAGCCATCAGGCCTCCTTGGTCTCAGTGGCCTTGGTGGCCTTCGGTGCCGGCTTTGCCTCGGGCTCACGCGCGAGACCCAGGTACAGCAAATTCGCTGCGACATTCAACGGCAGCTCGACCGTGTCGTCTGCCTTGTACTGCCGGCCGTCCCGCTCGTAGGGGGCGGCCAGGGTGACCTTCCGGGTATCCATGCCCGGCTCCTTCCCAATGTTGGCTACGTGAGCGGGGTTCCGCGCACAGTGATTTCGGCCGTGAAGTAGCGACACGGTCGACCCGACGGGTCATCGACGGGGAACGGGCTAGTAGTGGTGATCTGCCTGGCGGGGCCGGTGAACCGCAGCCCGCGCAGGTGGGCCGACGTCAGGTCGGCCAGCTTGGAGGCGTTCTGCTCAGAGTCGGCGAACACGCGCACGCCGAACCGCTGCAGGGACGTCACGAAACCGTCAGGGCCACCGTCACGACGGACGATGACCTCCTTCGGGCGGCGGGTGGTCGGTACTTTGATGTCCACGTAGACGTCGCCCAGGGCAGCACGCAGCGCCCCGCACAGCCATTGCTCACTGTCGGGAAACAGAATCGGCACGGGTCACCCCCCAGCGGCGTCGATCGAGCGGGACAAGATGCCGTGCGCAGCCTCCAAGGGTGCCGGGATGGCCAGCGTGCCGCGCACGCGGTCATGGCCGATCCACACCGCATCAGACACCTCGATACCGTCAGGCAGATCAGGGTTCGCCTCGGCAGCGGCTTTCATGCGCGCCAGCCGGGCGGCGATGTCGCGCTTCACGCCGTCGGATTTCAGCAGCTCGGCGACACCAGCCTTGTTCAGCGTGATCCGTGCGCTCGGCATCAGCCGTCCACCTTCTTCAGTAGGCACGTCAGATGACCCAGGCGCGGGTGACGCCAACGCATCACCTCGCCATCGATCTCGTACACGTCGCCGCGGTACTCGATCCGGTCGCGTGCCTCGATGTCCGCCTCCGGGTCGTGATGCCACAGCCGCCAGCGGCGCGTCACCATGTCCCGGTCGAACGTTTCCTCGCCACCCTGCTCGGGCTGCACCGAACACCCGTCCAGATCGAGCCGTCCAGGCTCGTCCCATGACAGGTCAGTCGCCTCACCCGAGTAGGGATCGACGACAGCCACGGCGCGCAGCCGAGTCACTATCTCATCCATCGCACGGTTCGGGATCATGGGCGCGGGGGGAGCTTGTACGCGTCCAGCACGGCACGCTCGGCAGCCGAGAAGGCGCCGGCACCCACTAGGGACGCGGAAACGTTGTTCTGCTCGCTCACCTGACCCACCTGGTAGCTCGCGCCACCACCCAGCGGTGAGGTGGATGAGCGGCCCGCGAGCCCGTAGATCGCGGCGGCGAGGTCGGCCGGCCAGTCGGTGTAGCCGTGGCGGATTGTGACCTTGAGATCACCAGACCACGGCAGCCCAGAGATGACCCCATAGGGGCGCCAGCGGACGTTCGTCATGTCAATGACACGGCCGTCCCAATCTGTCGCCGAGACGACCTCCAGCAGGCGCAAGGATGGCACGAACGTCATCCACGAGCCATCGGACCAGGCGGGGACCTCCTCTGTTCGCTCGGGGGCGATATGCCATCCGCAGTAGACGCGAATCGCTTCCACTGCGGCATCGAGCGATCCCTGCGGATCGTCGCCTTTAAGGTAGGCGGCCAGGCCGTCGGGGGAGATTGCCATGACCGCCTACTTTCAGGATTCACTTGTTGGTCGTCGTGCGGGCCTTATTGGCCGGCTTCGTGACCTGCTTCGTCTCGACCTCGACGTCGGCCGCGGTCTCGTCGACCTCGACCTTGGCGTCAGCCTTCTTCGGGGCGTCCTCGGGGCGATACCGCACCCCATCGACGGTGACCATCGTGAACGCGACTTTGTTCTCAGCCATCAGACGGCCCCCGATCAGGCGGTCAGGTCGGCGACCACGAGCTCACGCGGCGCGTAAAAGACCTGGCGACCACGCATCTCGGCGCGGACGTAGGTCATGTTGCGCTGCGCGTAATCCTTGTGCTGGTTGAAAGCCATCACGTTCAGCGCCTCCAGCTCAAGGAAGTGCATCGAGTCGAAACGACCCACCAGGGCGGTGCCAGCCGCGACCGCCGACGAACGGACCAGCGGCACGCCGAACGGCGTCGGGTTGAGACCCTGCTGCAGCGGGTTGCCGAGCAGGTACGCGCCGGTGGTGTCCTTGAGCAGACGCAGGTTCCACACGTCGCGCGGGTTCATCACGATCGCCTGCGTCGACAGGCTCCGGTTCGTGGACTCGAACAATTCGAGTGCACGCGCCAGCGTGGTGACCACGTCCGTGTCGAACGCCTGCGCGAGGGTACCTGTGGTGTGCAGGATTCCCTCGGGCTCAGTGCCCGCACCGGTACCGTTCAGCAGCTTGTTCTCGACCACTGCCCGCACATGCTGTTGGATGCGCTGCTGCATGAGGGCAGCAAGAGCACCGTCGTCGGCGAGCGTTTGGTTGGTGATGTCGAAGCCGTCGGCGTACGTGTACGCCTTCGACTCGGCCTTGCCGGTCGTGATGTCCGACAGCGGCTTCAGCCCGCCCTCGGGGACGACGGCAGCGTTGTCGGTCTCCGACACGATGCGCGCGTACTCCGAGTACGGGATGTTGGTCGTGCCCGTGGTGACCAGGCTCAGAAAGGTGAGCGGCTCATCGCCGGGCAGGTAGTTGTAGTACCCGGCAGGATCGCGCACGGGACCGGTGAAGCCGGTCTGCGTGGTGATCGTGGCCTTGGTGCCGATGCCCAGATCGGCAGCGTGGCCGATTCCCTTGGCCTCGATCCGGATCGGGGTGCCGCTGCCAACGCCGGACGGGTGCGACTTGCGGAACGCCCGGAAGGCGTCGCTCGCCACGAACCGGTCACCGATCGAGCCCGACTTCACAGCGGGACCGGCGTCATCCTCCTCGTCGGTCTCGACGATGCCGGCGAACTGCGAGATGACCTCGGCCGACTTCTCGGCGGCCTCAATCTTCTTGTTGAGATCGGCGATCTCATCCGACTTCTGCTTCAAGTCGGTGATCTCGTCGCTGGTCAGATCACGTTCGGCAGCCCGTGCGGCGTCGATGATCTGATTGGCCGCCTTGATGAGGGCGGCACGCTGAGCCTTGAGATTCATTCCTCAGGACTCCCTTCTGCCAAGAACACCTTGGCGTAGGTGAAAATTGCCGCCAGGCTCTCGGCGGACGGGTTGGACTTCGGTTCCTCGGCGGACGGGTTGGACTTGGCCTGTGAAGGCTCCTCGTCGCTGGCGTCTGTCTTGACCTCGGTGGTACCGCTGGCCTTCTCCTGTGCGTCACCGGACGACTGTCCGGTCTTGCCGCCCTGCGCGTCGAGCGACGCGAGGACGGAGTCAATGGCGTCGCGTGCATCACGCAGCGACGTTTCATTCTTGGCCGACAAAGTGCGGCCGGCCTTCAGTAGCGCCGCAGTGGCCGACTTGACGGCCAGGATCTCGGCCATCGGATTCGCCGGCACGTGCACCACGCTCACCTCGTACAGATCAAGATCCTTGAGGTGGTATCCGTCGTCTGCCTCCTGGGCATCGCGGACGCCGTAGGCGAAGCTCATGGTGTTCACCCGGCGACCCTTCACGAGCCGGTACACCTGCGCACCAGTCGGATTGTCCAGGTCGAGCGTGCACGTGACCTTCAAGCCCGTATCGTCCTGCTCGGCAGCCTCAACACCACCGATCGTGGCGAACGCGTCCTCCATGTCGTGACCCCAGATCACAGGGATCGTCGCACCCTTCGACTGCCACTCATCGAGCGTGCGAGTGAACGCGCCAGGATCAACGATGTCCCCGTAGGAATCCTTGTTCCCGAACACGGAGCAGTAGGCAACAAACTGGCCCTCATTCAGGCCGTCCGCCGGCCCAGCCGCCTTCACCTTGAAGGGCATTGACTTGATGCCGTCGATTTCCATCAGCCCTCCTTGGGCGTCACCAGTTGATGTCCACGACGCAGTTGCAGCCAGGCCCTTGCGGCCAGTCAGATCCGTCGCTGAATTGCTCGTCGATGCCGACGGTTTCGCCGTCCATCGCGGCATGATCGGGGCGCGGGTTCTTACCCGTCACCCAGGTCTTCGTGCCGGCACCCGATTGCTTACCGGCCTCGACTGTGCTGAACGACGCCAGCGAGGTCGATATCGTCGCCGACGCCTCGACGGCACGCACCGACTCGGCCAGGTCGAACACCGCGGCCACATCGCGCGCCTCGGATGCCAGGGCGGCCTCGACCTGCTTGCGGGTCGTGCCGTTGATACCGGACGCGACACCCTGGGCCTTCGCGGCCAGGTAGTTCGCCACGAGCGCTGGGTTGAACTGTTCGGTGCGGCCCGCGTCATCGAGCGTCTTCTGCGCCAGCTCGCCCGTCACGGCCTGCAGGTACGGCAGCAGGTCACCCGACAGTTCCCGGTCCCAGCGTTCGGCGTCCCACCAGTCGCCGGCATCCTTCGAGCCGAGCGCTGACAGGACGACGCCACGCTGACGGTTGAAGAACCGAGCCAGCATCGCCGCACCCTTGTCGCGTTGTGCGCGCGTGGGGGCGGCCTTCGTGTGCGGCTCGGGGCCTTCGTTGAGGTTCTGCGTACCGGAGTCCTGCGGCGATGCCTGGCCACCCACGAGAACGTTGAGCGGCACGATCAACTCGTCTCCGCCAGGGATTGGAGGCAAATTTTGCCGAGCGCGAGCCTCATTGCGGGTCGTCCACGGTCCACCCACGGCGGCCTGCGTGATCTGCGCTTGTTCCTCGAACGATCCGCGCAACTTCGCCTCGACGTTCGCCTCGATGTAGTACGAGGCCGGGGCATCGGCCAGCGGGAGCAATTGGGTGTTCAGGGAATCTTCCCAAGCCCTGATGTACGGGCCGAGGCTGTCCCGGTAGAGCATCTGCCGGTATTCCTTGACGTTGCTGTAGTTCCCCTGCTGGGCGCCCACCAGCTCGGGGGCCACATGGAACGCGGCGGCAACCTCGACCGCAGACAGGCGTCGACCCTCAAGATCGTCGGTGTCTTGCGGCTTGAACACTCCAGCCGCCGACTTGATCTCCATGCCGTCCTCGAGCAACGGAAGCCCGCCGCGGTTCGAACCGTTACGGCCGTAGGCTGCGTTGATGGCGGCGACGAACCGGTCGCGCTGGTCCGAGGTCCAATTGGCCGGGTTGGCCGTCGCGGGGCGGGAAACATACCCGGGGATCCGGGCGCCGTTTTCCCACACGTCACGGCGATACCGGACAGCCTCAGCGGACTCGTCCAGCACGTCCTTCAAGGTGCGCACCGGCGAGTAACCGGCCGTGCGAGGCGCATATCCGTGATCGAAGATCAGCCGCGACATGTCCAGCTGCTGCCAGTCGCCCGTGCCGTCCGGATTAGGGACCCAGCGCTTCACTCCGGTCACCGTGCGCAGGGCATCGAACTCAAATCGCAAGCCGTGTGACGGGATGTGTACCAGTTGCAGCGGCCCCCCATCAGCGGGTTGCGACACGAGAATGCACCAGCGGTCGTACAGCAGCCCATCGGACAACACAGCGTGCCAGAACCGGAACGCACCCACGCGAGGCTGTGGAGCGTTCAGGGTGGCCGTCAAGGGCACGCCAGTGATCCGCCGACGCTCCGTGTCGCCTACGCGATCGAAGACGTGCAGCGGAATCGATGCGACATTGCGGGCGATAAAATCGACCACCTTGCGCAGGTTCGGCTGCGCCTTCCAGAATTCCTCGATACTCGACTCGTGATGCCGCAGCAGCACGTCGAGCGGAGTCCCAGGGTCCATGACCGGAATGCCAGCGGTTGCGATGTACGGCTCGTACGGGTCAGGCAGGACGCGCTGCGCCGGATCGTATGAATCGGCGCCGAAGAGGCGGCTCCAAAAACCCATGTGGCCGCCTCCCTCCTGGGGTCAGATGATGATCAGATCGTGGTCCGCATAGGCGGACGCGCGCGGCCTGAGGCCCGTCTGCAGTGCCCACATGACGCCGGTCATGGCAAACAATGGCGAGATGTCAACTGGGCTCTTCTGCAAGTCCCACGACCACCGGTCGCCGAACGGGCGAGTGAGCGCTGTTTGCGCCGCCACATCGAGCACCGAGTGCGCCGCATGACGCAAAGGTCCACACTTCGCGCCAGAATCCGGGTCAGGTTTCACCAGGTCATACAGGCGGCCGCAACCGTCTGAGATGTCACTGCCCGACCAGGTAATGACGGTGAATCCCTTGGCAGTCAATGCCTCGCGCAGGGATTTGCCCGGTCCCGACTCGCGCAGGATTACCGCAGATGGGCGCACGGTGCGGTCCGGGCTCGTTAACCATTCGATGGCCTGCGTCGGGTCGTAGCGGTATGCCACAACCTCAGCCTGGGGCAGGCCATCGGCACGGAACCCGCCATACACGATCGCGTAATGCGAGCGATCCCATGACACTTCGATACACGCGATCGGGGCTCCCTCGATCTGCCCGATCGTCTCGTCCGTGACCCGGCCAGCCTCCCAAGCACCAGGCGGGAACGGGCCCTCTAGTGACCCGTCAGACCACTGGCACAGACACTCCGTGCGGAACACCCACTCGGGATCAGATGAGGCGTCAGATGCGAGCGTGCGCTCGCTGAGCATGTACCCCAGCGAAGGGTTCGCCTGCTGCCAGCCGGCACGGTCCCAAATGTCACACTCCGGGAGCGCTGACCACTCGAAGATCGCGAGCGTGTCGTCCGCCTCGCTCACATCAGCCGACTCAGAATCATCCAACAGCATCGTCGGGTCAGACGCCGCACAGATACCGTCCGGATCGCCGAGCGCCTCGTGGGCCATCATCCGGAGATAGCGGAGCACCACCGAGCTCACGTCGCCGGCGTTCGACTCCATGAGGATCATCGCCTCGTCGACCGCGTTCGTGGTCTTGGTGATCGCGCCCCAGGCGTCCCAGGTCTGCTGCTCGCGACCCTCGGAGAACAACACCAGCTTCACCTGGCGGGTACCGCGGCCACCGCGCCGGTTCGCGGCCTTCACCTTGTACGTCGACCACTGCGGCCCATCCTCGCCCTTGCGGAGGCCGAACTCTTTCGACCCCTTGCCCAGCTTCGGGCGGGTGAGCAGCGGCGCCAGCAGATCGGACTCGGCGGCCACATCGAAGGTGTCTTGCCAGATGTCCTCGGCGGTAGCGAGGTCCTGCGCGGTGCCCAGGATCATCCGGGCGGCGAGAGCACGCATGAAATACAGGGCGAGGATCTCCGACAGCAGCGTCTTCCCGTTCTGGCGGGCGACGAGCAACACGACCTTGCGGAACCTGAGCAGCCCAGACGGCAGCAACTCGAGCACGTGGATGAAGAACCACTTCTGCCACGGGAACAGGGTGAGGCCGAGACCCTCCTCGGCGAACTCGATGCAATCGAACCCGAGCGTCGTCTCCGGGGTGAGCTCACGCAGCGGCGGCGTGAACACCCGCGGAACCTCGGAGCCGTACAGCTTCTTAGCGCCAACTCCTGTTCGCGCGCTTCTGGCTGAGCTCATCGGTCCCCTCGGCGTCCGTCTCGGCGGTTGTGGGGGCACCACTGGAGGCGGTCTTCTTCATCGCGGCCCGGGCGGCCGGCGTGGCACCCATCTCGCGCAGAACGTTCATCATGTGAGGCACCAGGTACAGCGCCTTCGTGACTTCCTGGCCGGCGCCGGTCGCGGTCGCAATATCGATCCGCTCCGCGATCCGCCGGCCCGACTCGACCAGCGCGGCGTCCATGTCGTCTTGCAGCAGCGTCGACGACTTCACGGACTCGTCGAACGCGGCGAGCACGGTGCCGTGGCTCCCCTTCGGGACCGACAACTGCTCGCGACGTTCCGAGATCTGCAGCGCCAGCTTGATCGCGGCCGGATCACCGCGGGACGCCTTGGTCCACACCGCCATGTAGAGCCGGTCCAGCCGTTCAAGTTCGAGGGCGGTGTCGAACTCGGCTTCGGAGCGGCGACTCTTCGCGGCCGCGTCGAGCAGCTGCACAGCCTTGCGTGGGGTGACACCCAGCACCTCAGCGATCTGCTCAGCTGACGCGCCGGCACGCCGCAGATCGGCAACGCGCTTGATCTGGTCAGCTGACGAAGTCATGCGGATCACCATCGCGCGACGGAACGATGCCGGTGTGCATCTGGTAGCGCCGGCAGATCACGTCGGCATACGTGGGGTCGAGCTCGACCAGCCGCGCCCGCATACCCATGTGGTGGGCGGCTATCAGGGTGGCACCCGAGCCGCCGAACAGGTCCAGCACGATCCCACCCTTGGGGCACGAGTTGGTCACCATCCGGGTGATCAGTTCTACCGGCTTCATGGTGGGGTGCTCCGCGTTCCGCGGCGGCTTCTTCACCTCGAACACGGTCGCCTGCTTGTTGTCCCCGAACCATCGGTCACCGCCGCGGCCGAGGCGCCCGTGGCCACCGCTGGTGAACCCGTACAGCACTGGCTCGTGCTTGTAGTGATAGTCGGAGCGGCCGAGGACGATCGTGTTCTTGACCCAGATCAGGTTCTGCCGCATCAGGATCCCGGCGTCCCGCATCGACTGCTCGAAGATCATGCCGGCCCTGTCGGCGTGCGCCACATACACGGCCGCGCCGGGGCGGGACACGGTCACCAGGGTGCGGAACGCGCCGGCCAGCAGGTCGGGCAGGTCTGAGACCCCATCGTTTTGGATGGTGAGGGAATCGGCCGTCTTCCCGACATAAGACACTCCGTAGGGCGGGTCGGTCCAGACACAGTCGGCGCGGTCGCCGGCCATCATGTCGAGCACCGCTCCGGTATCGGTCGAGTCCCCGCACAGCAGACGGTGCGGTCCCAGCGTCCACACGTCGCCAGGCTGCGACACCGCGGCGTCCGGTGCGGCCGGCACATCGTCCGGGTCGGTCAACGCGACAGGCTCGTCGGTGATCTCCGCCAGCAACCTCGACAGGTCCGCGTCGCCGAACCCGGTGCCGGCGAGGTTCCCCATGCCAAGGTCATCGAGTAGCTGCGCGAGGAGCGCGTTGTCGTAGCCGGCCAGGTCGTTCGACCGGTTGTCGACCAGCACGATCCGCCGCGCCTGCTCATCGTCACAGTCGACGAACGTGGCAGCGATCTCCTCCCAGCCCAGCTTCGTGGCCGCCGCGAGCGTGTGGTTCCCAGCCAGGACCTCGTTGGTGCCCTTCCGCACCACGATGGGCCGGTACTGCCCGTTGACCTCCAGCGACTCAGCGATCCGAGCC